CGTTGATGAAACTGTCTATCTAGACGATGGACAATTCGACAGCTACGTGATGGACAACTGGTCATGGAAGCGTTCGGTATCGAATACTTATTATGCAAGTAAAGCAATCTAATTGAGAAGGAAACTATATTATGGCATCAGGATATAACTCAGGAAACTACGTCTTCCCAACTAACCCGGAAGACGTGAAGGCTATCAAGAAAGCCTTGGAAGACATTAGCGACTCAATGACGCGAGTCGCTGGTGAACGGGACTTCATCAAAGAGACCAAAAAGGCTCTCAAAGAAAAGCATGGTCTCAAACCGAAGTTGGTGACACGTCTCGCAAAAACGATGTTCAACAATGACTTTGATGCATCTCAAATGGATCATGAGGAATTCGTTGAAGCCTACAAGAAAGTAACTGGCTCAAACTAGAGCCTAACTTCTATCTGCGGTGTCATGAATCGTAGTGTCGGTGGATTATGCGTACGGACAGAAACGTGATCACGACCGACAATTTTTCCTATTGCTGCATGGCATGTCATGTAGAACTGATGAGGGAATAGTTGGCCGTAGACCTAATGAGAAAGCATGGGCCGTAGACCGGCGTCGATCCTGTGATCAGCCTTTCAATTTTCTTTTTATCATGGAGTGTATTATGGAACGTGAAGATATCCAGTTGGCTCAAATTTATAGGCCACGAAAAGTTGCAGACTGTATCCTGCCTGATCGTTTGAAGAAGCAATTTCAGGAATACGTCAACCAAAAAGCAATCCCAAACATGATCTTGACAGGCACAGCCGGCGTTGGTAAGACGACCGTGGTTGAAGCTATGTGTAAAGAAATTGGATGCGAATATCTCAAGATCAATGGTTCTGACGAAAATGGCGTCGATCTTCTTCGTCATAAGCTCAAGGCATATGCATCCACATATGCAATGAATGGCCTCCGAAAAGTCATTCTCATTGACGAGGCTGATTATCTGACACATAACGCTCAGGCAATCATGCGTGGTGTCATGGAAGAATTTTCCCGCACCTGTTCATTCGTCTTGACTTGCAATTTCAAGTCAAAGCTAATCGAGGCAATCCATTCACGAGCACCAATCATCGAATTCCGGCTGATTGATCGTGAACCCGTGGAAATGGCAACAGAATTCTTCAAGCGATTGAAGGTTATTTTGGCTACGGAAAATATCACTTGTGACGATGCTACATTGCAAGCTATCGTCTTGAAGTTTTTCCCAGATTTCCGCATGACTCTCAACAAGCTTCAGCACTATGCCGCTCAATCTGGTAACAAGATTGGTCCTGAGGTTCTTGCTGATAACCTGGATAAGGGTATCTTGGTAGTCCTAGAACATATCAAGAACAAAGACTACACCAAGCTGTGTCAGTGGGTTGCCAAATATGCTGACGATTCGGCTCATGTTTTCCGGGCGCTCTTTGATATCGCACCAAAGAAATTCACGGCAAATACGTTTGCCGATGTGATCCTTATCCTCGGGCAGTATCAGTATTGGTCAGCGTTTGTTGCTGACCAGGAAATCAACTTAGTGGCATGTCTCACTGAAATCATGCAGAAAGCGGAACTTCGCTAATGCTCCCAATAACACTGGAAAATGAGGTTCCACCCGAAGTAGATATCAAGGAAATTCTCAAACAGAGAAAGAAGACCTTGGATCTATTCCGGGAGATTCTCCCTAGTCTCCAACAGACAGGTAAAGACCTTCTGACGGAAGACCATGATATTGCGAAATATTCAGCGTTTATGGTGAATCGCGCAATGAGCAAGCATATTGACTGTTTGGCGGTGGCAACAGTGATGAACCAATTACCCGGTATCCCTGCTAGAAGTCATTATTTGGTTTATCTAAATACTATTAGGAAATACAAGCGTCGTTTTGTCAAATGGAAAGACGATGGTGAAACTAAAAAGCTCGAAAATGTGGAGGAAAAAGCTTCTCTGATTTCAGCCTATTGTGGTTTTAGCATGAGATATGCTCGGACAGTCACTCACCTATATAGCGACGAAGTATTGGCGAAGATGGAGAAACAAATGGAGAAAGGTGGTTAGTCTTTCTCTCAAAAATGGAGTAGTACCGTGAGTGATACAAAGGATGATATTTTTCGTGGGTTTGGTGTAGAAGTTCGCTTAAAACAACCAGATGACTTCCTAAAAGTAAGAGAGACCTTGACACGTATCGGCGTAGCGTCTAAAAAGGAAGCTATTCTGTATCAGTCTTGTCATATCTTGCACAAGCAAGGCCGTTATGCAATCCTGCATTTCAAGGAATTGTTTGGTCTTGATGGAAAACCACATAATATGACAGAAGATGATATTGGCCGTAGAAACACCATTACCAATCTTCTATGGGAGTGGGATTTGGTTGAATTGGTTGACCCGGATAAAACCAAGACTCCTGCTGCTCCAATGAACCAAATCAAAATTCTTCCATTCAAAGAAAAGAATAACTGGCAACTTGTGCCTAAATATCTTGTCGGTAAGAAGAAACCCGAAGAACCTAAGGCTTGACAGTGTATCGCCTCTGTTATATGCTCTTAGCAGAGGTGATCAAATGTACGATCTAAGCAAGCTTCTTGAAGGTCTAGACGAAAAGCCCGTTTTCAACACTGTCCTGATTACGTTGATTAACAAGTCAACGGATATCAGGCAGTTTGCTGATTCTGATTCTGCGAAGGCGTTCGCCAAGCATGTGGTCAAGGATTGGCTAACCATGCCAAAAACCGCATATGAAATCGTGGATGATTACAACATCATCTTGTCCATCCACGGCACAAAGGCGATCCTCGTCACTCGTGATTGTGGAGTTGTGGAAGGTGCGGTAACCACTCTTGAACGCGGATTGGATAATTGGGGTAAGTAGTGCGTTATGGAATGTACGGTAGAGAAGTTGCCGAGGAATATCTCCCATCCAAAATAAGACGCCTCAGATGCTTCCGAGGTGAAAATTCTGGCTATCAGGGCTTCTATGAATTGACACATATGGAAGAAATTGACATTCGTACAACCTATAGTTGTTCTCCAGATTATTTTCTCTATCTCTATAATCGAGTAGGTAAGCCATGGCGTTGGTTCGAAATGAACGAACTGCCAAAGGATAAACTCGTCTCGTGGCTGAAAAACCAGCGTGTCATCTCTTTGTTGAAGAATGGTGAACCGATTGGGTTTGGCTCTATTGAAGAATACGAGAATACTTCAAATATATCCTATTTTGGTCTTGTCCCAGAAGCTATTGGTAAGGGATACGGACGTAAGTTCCTTTCTTTTGTGACTTCTATGGCATTTGATAATGCCAAATTATCAGTCTCACTTTATACCACCGATACTGATCATCCAAATGCTTATCCTTCTTATCTAAAGGAAGGTTTCAAGCTAGAAGAATGTAGAACGATCTACCAGTATGCGCCTATCCTCATATTTCACAAGGAAGAAATTTGACTTAGGCGGCAAACTAAGATATGATAAGCCATCAAAAATCATAAAATGATGGTAAATCATGTTGACAACTGCAAATATCGATACATCAAATACACACGAAAATAACACGAAAGAACGTGGACCATGGATGCTGACTGGTCAAGGTAACCAGTTCTTCCCGCTCGATCCGAAAGTAACTGATTTCCGTATCGAAGAAATTGCTGGAAGTCTCTCCAAGACCTGCCGTTACAACGGGCAACTACCTGGTAATAAGTTCTACTCTGTTGCAGAACATTGTACCATTTTATCAAAGTATTTCCTAAGAAACAAGACATTTAGCAAAGAGAATAGAATTTTCTTTGCACAATGGGCATGGGCTCATGATGGTGCTGAATCATATATTGGTGATATGATCCGTCCTATCAAGTGGCTCTTTCCAGAATTTATAAAGATTGAACGAAACATCGAGAGCTTCTATTTCTATGATTATCTTGGTTTGTCTGGTACTTTCCCAGATGAAGTCAAGCACGCTGATACCATTATCTGTAACGATGAACGTATCCAAATGTGGCACGGAGTCAGAAATTCACAAGGTGAATTGGTATCTGACAAATATGATTATGATACCCGTGAACAACTTGGCGTAAAAATCAATTGCTGGGGACACAAGAAAGCCAAGAAAGAGTTCCTCAAGATGTATGATAGGTTGTTTAAGTGACCAATAGAGAAATTTTTGTTGGAACATATCGCAAGATCATAACCGATAAGTTTCCTAATTTAACCGAAGGTATTGTCAATGACGCGGTTCACGGTGCATTGATTGCTATTAATTCCAAAGAAGGTTTATCTTTGGAAGCTTTCCAAGCAGCACAGTTTCTTGGAATAGAACAAACACCACAAGCTATTGTTGATTATGTATATGCGGAGATTAAAGATGCCAAGAAAACAAAAGCAACCGAAGAACGAACCGAAGACGGAACACCAGGTCCTGACAAATCCTAAGCTTTACATTTTGATGCGAAGTGACATGGCTTCGTTAAATACTGGTAAGGCAATTGCCCAAGGGTCACATGCGTCCACGATGTTCATGCATGACATGCAAAAGCGTGCCGAATTGTTCAAGAACAATACAAAGACACTTCCAAGTGTCGAAGCATTCCATAGATGGTGTGGTATTCGTGGATTTGGGACTGTAATCACGTTGGACATCTATGATGAATCTCAATTGAGAGAAACCATACGTCTTGCCAAGGCATCCGATTTGCGTGCTGATATTGTGGTAGATGATACCTATCCATTACAAGATGGGAAAACCATGCATTATTTCCCAGTCATAACTTGTGGATATGTCTTCTCACCAGATGGTTTTAAACCTGTTTGTCTCCAAGGATTTAAGTTGTATCCCCGTGATCTATAATTTTCCAGTTATCAAAACAATTGATGATGTACTTCCGCATATCAAAGGAAGGGAAGAATTCCTAGTCTCCGATAAAGGTGACTATATCGTCATCAATTACACCCATAGAACAGCAGACACATTCCCACCTATCGGTGGACCAAATGATTATGCTAATGCGGTCTTGCGCGAATGCCGTGGCATCGCGTTCTATCCGAATGGTATAATCATGTCTAGGCCATTCCATAAGTTTTTCAATCTGGGTGAAAATTCCGAAGTGTCAAAAGAAAATGTCACTCGTGAATTGAATTACACTACTCCAATTCTTCTAGAGAAACTGGATGGATCGATGATTCGTCCGATGTTCATCGGCGAACACATTCGTCTTGGAACAAAGATGGGAATCACAGACACGTCCGATCTAGCAGAAGTGTGGATGGCTGATAAGACCAATTATTATGATTTGATTGCGTCTTGTTGTGAAAATAACGCAACACCAATATTCGAATGGTGTTCCAGAAAATCAAAGATTGTTTTGGATTATCCAAAAGATCGACTTGTCTTGACGGCAGTTCGTTTTCTTCAAAATGGTAGTTATTTATCACACCCAGATTTGGTAGAATTTGCTAAAATATGGGAAGTAGACTATGTGTACTCTCCACAAGCTGATTTGAGAGACATAGGCGCGTTTTCTGATTGGGTATCCAGACAAGATAACATCGAAGGATTTGTTATCAAGATGGATACGAATGAAGCGGCGGGTCATATGTTCAAAGACAAATGTGATTGGTACCTTGGTCTACATAAGACCAAGAGTGCTTTGAGCGAAGAAAAGAATGTCTTGGAATTGATCTTGAACGAAACTGTGGATGATCTTCTACCTTTGTTGGATGCAAACGACAAAGCGAAGGTGCTTGCGTTCCAGCACCAAGTTCATAAAGAAATCAAATCTTTGGCTGAACCTCTGGATAAGATAATCCAGAACTACAAAAACAAAGGAATGACTGCGAAGGAATTTGCAATCAATCACGTTCCTGCCGCTGCAAAAACTGGCATGCCTTCAGGCATCCTTTTTGATGTGTTTCACGGAAAGAGGACCGCTAGAGAGGCAATAGTTGACTTTTGCTTGAAAAACTGCAATAATCGTAAAGGCGTCGAAAATGTCCGTAAGCTTCTCGGCGACCATGTTCGTTATGAGGAAATTAATAAAGAATAATGGAAAAACTAAACAAGTGCTCATTTACAATGCTAGTGGGGATTCCTGGATCAGGTAAGTCAACCTATTGCAGACAACAAGTCAATTCATACGTTATTTCCTTGGATCGTTTGATCGAAGGAACCATGTCCTATGATGAAACATATATCCAAGCATTCCAACGTGTCCGTGGTAACGGTGATCTAAAAATTATTGATCGTAACATGTTCACGATTGGTTATATTATGGCATATATGATGCCAGAAGTTGATGAAAATAAGCGCATACCAATCATTTGGGACCAAACAAATCTCACGGTTAAAACTCGTGCAAGAAAGATAGGTTTGTTTTCTCCTGACTATTGGCATCGTAAGGCTATCGTCTTCAACCTATCCGACGATGAATGGCAAAAGCGTTATGACCACCGTGCTGCAACGGAAGGAAAAACAATTCCTAAGTTTGTCATTGAAGGAATGGTCAAATCATTCCAGATGCCTACGTTAGATGAAGGCTTTGATGAAATTGTGGAGATGAAATGAGAAATGTGATTGGTTATAGATTTGGTCTATTTGAAGTCATGAATGATAATCCTAGTGGTTTATCTACGGCTGGCGGTATTGTTACTAAAGCAGTATTGGCTTGTTCACGCTGCGGCCACACGATTTCAAACTCAGGCGGACCAGGGATACAAGTTCTGTGTCTTGATTGTTGGGAGAAGTTCCAACTATTCATGAAAGGTCCGGAAGCGATCAAAGAATCCATTCTTGGTATCCCTTTGATCGATAATATGTATGTGGTTCAATCGGGGCCAGATAAATTTCACAGTGGAACTGGCGCAAGTGTAACACCGAAACTCTACAAAAAGGGTCATGCAATGACCGCTGAAAAGCGTGGATATGGTAAAGTTGTTCCTGTTGTAGTCATGGAAAAGCCAACGATATCTAATAAGTAAGAGACCCACAACAAAGGAAGAATATGCCACGTTATAGCTTTGAAGACTTGAAAACCGGACAAATTACTGAATTGGATATGAAGATCAAAGAGCTTGATCCATTCCTAAAGAGAAACAAGAAGACGCTTCGTCAAGTGTTCACTCGAATGAATACTGGTGATCCGTGGCTGCTTGATGGTGTCATGAAGCCGCCAGCAGATTTCTCAAAATACATCCTTGGCAAAGTCAAGGCTAAAGTTCCTGGCGCTGAAATCGAAAGAGGGCGCTTCCACGTTCAAAAAGAGATTTGATATGCGAAAAGTATATTATGAACCTGTTAGATTGATTGAAGAAAAATATGGCAATTTCATTGTCAATGATCCTGCCAATATTGTTCGAATCGAACGATTTGGTCATCGATGGTATACCGCAGATGGGATGAAGGATGTTCCTTCATCCACGACTATCTTGAACAGTAAACCTAATCCTGCATTAGAAAACTGGAAAAAGAGAGTTGGTAAAACCAAAGCTGACCAAATCAGTCAGATAGCAAAAGATACTGGACAAGAATTCCATTCAGCTATTGAATCCTATCTCAAGAATGAAACTCATTTTCCTGAAAATACGTCTGAACCTGCTATCCGAATGTTTCGGAAAGTAGAACCATATCTTGCACAAATCTCTGATATCCAGATGATCGAAAAGCCCCTGATAGGACCATATTATGCTGGTACTCCAGATTGTATCGCTCGTTTCAATAATAAAACTTCAATTATTGACTTCAAAACCTCAAAAGGAGGTGTTAGAAACGATACTCTGGTAAAATACTTGCTTCAAGCTTATTCTTATCATAAGCTATGGGAGTGGAGATATCCTAATTGGTATACGACTATACCACATGGATTGGTGCCACAACAATATGTTATCATTGTTGGTACGTCTGAGATACCTGAGCCGGAAATCCATGTATTTGAAGGTCACAAAGATATACCAAATGAAGATATTGCGTTTGCAAAGCCAAGTAAATTTCCTGAAATGTGGCGAGAGAATTACGAAACCTATTTAAGAAGTGTGTTTAGAGAATGAAATTTGATCTATGGAGTGATTATCACGTTGAAATGAACCCGGCATTTGCGTGGGATAAGTTTCAACCGGAATCTAAAGTTTTGATCCTAGCTGGAGATACTGCTAATCATGCCTTGAAGACCTTGGACGTGCTTGAAATGGCATGTAGCAAGTATGAGAAAGTTGGTTTCATCACAGGTAACCACGATTACTATTCAACCAATTATATTGACCAAACAGATAAGATGCTTTTTGAAAATTGTCCAGAAAATGCCTTTTTCTTGGACAATAGTCCTTTGTATCACGAGGATACAATATTTCTTGGCGAGATGGGATGGTACTCGTGGGATTATCCTGGAGTAGGTGATATTGCTCTCCAGGCTGAGAGATGGATGAGTCATATGAATGATTCCAGGTTCATTCGTTTCTATGACAAGCTTCCTCGTGATTTGGCGGAAGATGCATCCAAACGTATTGCTGCACGTCTTAAAGAACTAAAATCAACAGTATATCCTAAAACCGTTGTGATCACTCATACTGTACCAAACATCAATGCAATGGTGCCTCGTCATCATGATTGGTCACCTTTGAATGGAAGTTACTACAACTCATTCATGCAGAATGTATGGAAAGATGATGCGATCAAACCAAACGTATGGTGTTTTGGTCATACTCATTTCCCA